GTTGTTCTTCAACGCATTGATGTCGTTGTCGGCAGTGCCAACACGGAGGTTGGTTTCCAACAGGCGGGTAGCGACGAACTGCAATGCAGGGGGAACAATCAGCTTCTTGGGCTTGGCGGCGATCAACAAACCACGCTCGTCTGTCCATGCGGCGATCTGAATAACAGCGTTTTCCAACGAAGTTTCATTCAAGTCAGCAGCAGTGGCGGGACGATTGGAGTTGGTTCCACCAGAAACCAAGGGGTGAGCAGTGCTAAACAAAGCAACGCCGTCGCCACCGGGATACGCGGCAGAGAAACCGTTGTTCAGAGTAGCAGCAGCTTTAACCTGCTTGGTGTAAGCCATAGCACGAGCCAGACCTTTGGTGTAACGAGCAGACAAGCTGTCGTACAAGTTATCTTCAATCGCTTCTTCAGTGATTGAGAAACCCAAAGCAATGGTTTCGTGGTTATAGCGGGTAGTCCATGCCTCTTGAGCATTGTCATAAGCGATGGCAGAACCTTCGTTTTTGACAGGTGCGGCTGAGAAGCCAGACAGTTTGGTCTCTTCTTCAAAAGAACGCTCTGAGGTTTCGGTTTCATAAATTTCTTTATGTTCTTCACCATAACGAGCGTACTCCATGCCAAACAAGGCATTCAAGCCGGGCAAGAGTTCTTTAAGTAGTTGTGCACGTGAAATAGCCATTTAAATAACTCCTTATGCGCCGGTGGCGGAATAGTAACCATGCAAACCTTGGTTCAACTTAACCAAGACTTCAGGATACTGAGTGAAAACCACAGTCGATGTGTAAACACCAGAATTCAATGTGAATGTGGCGGCTTGGTTCAGCACAACAGAAGTTGCGCCTGCTGCGGCTGCTGTATCAACAAAAGAACCTGTCTGTGCAAGCTGACCATTTGTGGTCAACACAGAAACGTCTGTACCAACTGGCAGTGCAAAAGGCAAAGCACTGACGGTCAAGGTAGTTGTACCTGAACTGTAAGTAACTGTACCCAAATCAACTGCTGTGTCATGCACAACATCAATCACGCGCAAAGGCAGAGTGGTTGTGACAGGAGTATCGCTAGGAGCCAAAACTGCGTTAGCAGAGTTTCCGGTATTGACATTACCGGTGTTGTTGATAGCTGACACGTTAGTGCCAATCATCGCCAAAGCACCAGATGCAACAGCGGTTGTAGCAGAACAAACAACTGCCTTGAACACAGCATCAGGATCATCCGATATGTAGGCTTGGCAATCACCTGCTGCGGTGCTTGCGGGCCAGTATTGGCTGAACTGCTTTTGCTTAGTTACAGGGTTAGTGAATGTACAGCCCAAGAAAATACCAACGGTCTGGTTCAAACCAGTGCCGGTAGTAACTGAGGCGCGTGTGGCAAAGCCACGGGACAGAACAACGAAATCACCATAGAAGATGTCGGTTGAGTAACCGTATTGGATGGGGTACATACGGGTTGAACCCGCAAATACTTGACCACCAATCAAATTCAATGGTTTTAGCCCGTAAGGGGCGTCAACTACTGGATAAGCCATTTAAGACTCCTTTTAAAAAAAATTTATGTACCTGTGCCAAATGTTACTTTGGACGATCTTTCCGCGAATTTTGACATCCGTGGGTCATTGTCTTTCATGTAGGTGTTGTCTACCGAATCCATTTGTGCTTTGTTTATCTTGGCAAAGTGAGCGTCACGTTGTTGCATAAACTCGGCTGGGATACGGCAAAGTACTAACCCACCAATTTCGATATTGCCTTTAAAGCGTCCGTCAACGGAAGCGTGCATCATGAGTTCTGGATAGTCTTCTGCTTTGCAGGGTTCATATCCCTCACGGAACTTAGACGAAATGTTTGATGGATCATTTGTCCCCAGCGTGCTGGTTCTAATCCAACGATGTGACCAACCGGGTCTGTCGTCGGGTGAAGGTAAAGCCTCTGGCGCTTGCCATGATGTTGGTCGTTGCATAACCTGACGAGTATCCAACGCACGATCTAAGCGAATTTGCGGTTTTCCAGCTTTAGTGACTTCAGTATTTTCCATTTTCATATTCCTTTTCTAAGTAGAGCAACCTGTTTTGCGTATTCTTCGATGGGCACCCCAAGGCGACGCGCAGTGGCGGCTTCTGATGCTTTTAAACGAATACGATTAGGTGGAGTACTTCGTGAGGCTGGTGCCACAGGCGAAGTATTTCTTGTTGCACGGCGTGGGGTATCTTCATACTCCTCTTCCGGTTCTGACGCCCTTTTCTTAGGAGGCGGATCGTCTTCCTCGTAGCTCTGTTCACTTTCAAAGTGTTCAGGAAATCTTTTGCGCATCGTTTTGTCGATGGTTTTGAAGTACTCTTCAGTACCTACATAGTCCGCACCATACTCTTTTTGTAACTTCCTGTCAATACCCATCGCAGTCATAGTCATTTCTTCATCAACTCCCCACCAATCAGTGTTGGCATCTACCCACTTTTTAGTGCGGGGGGTTAACTTAGGTTGTTCTGGCTGTACGGCTTGGAACTCACGTTCTTCAACTTCAATGGGCCTTAATCCAGAAGCTTTGTCTATCCTAAGAGTAGCTTTAGCAATTTCTGTTTGGGCTTCGGTGATAGCGTCTACATCGCCAGACTCGTAGGCTTCTTTATAGCGTTTCTTTGCGGAATCAAGCTCTAATTGGGCGGTAGATTGAGACTGCTCAATGTATACTTTGCTTCCATTAGAAAGCTGTTGTTGAAGTTTTTTGTTTTCTTCATAGACTTGTTTGGCAAAGTTTTCAGCCGCTTCGCGTTCGCGTAGGGCTTCTTCTTTGGCGCGGCGTTCGTCGTGGTAGCCACGGGTGAACTTCTTGATACGCGCTTGAACCTTCTCGTCATATGTGGATAGTTCGTCTTCGGTTGGATCTTCCACCGGCTCTTTCATGGGCTTGCGGCCACGATCTTGCGCGGGGGTATCGTCTTCAATTTCTATCTCAAACTTCTCTTCAGCAGAAGCTTTCTCTGTTTTTTCATCGGGAAACTCATAAGAGTCTTCAAACTTTTGCGTTGCCATGTATTACTCCTTATGCAGCACGGGTAATTCCGCGCGGATCTTCCACAACAGCCTCAACCGAATCATCATTAATGATGCGGAATTCGCGGCCATGAATCTTCAGACGGGTGCCTGAATTGGGTCGGACAATGACAAAGTCACCTTCCTTGCACGACGGCCCACTAGGGAACCGGGCGGTATCTGTATAGGCATCGGGGCCAAGCTTGACCACAAACAGTACTGGGGTCAGTACTTCTTCATAGTGCATAGATTGGTTTGATTTGACAATACCAATTTCGCTGTCGGCAAACTCTTCCATCGCCTCTGGTACAACGCACAGAAGGTGAAAAGTTTTTGGGTCGGGCAACTGCTTAGCTTTTTCTTCTGCACTCGTATTAAGAATGCCAGACAAATCTACCGCAGCGACATCAAATTCAGTCATCGGAATACTCCATTTTTTTCGCAAGGTCTCTGACAATTTGATCTGCATGAGTTAGACCCCGAATAACTCCGCAGACGTGCCGATACTCGGCGAAATCCTTTGCGCCACCGCCATTTAAAAAAATGGCTTGATCCTCGCGTAACTTGTCAATTTCTTTGAGTAGGTATGCAAGCGCTTGTGAATCCATTTACTGCCCCTTTTTGTTGCTGGGCTGATTTCGTTGCGCCGCCCGTTGCGCTTGTTGCATAGCCATCTGCGCTTTGTGCTTAGCCGCATCAATGCCCATACGAACTCCTTCAGATTCCATTTGTCTGTTTAACTGATCTTTCTTTGCGGCTGTCTGTGCACCAACCTGCATAGCAGCGATCTCTTTTTGAGCCGCGATACGTGCTTCTTCGATACGAATCTGATCTGCTTTTGCCGCAGCGTCGATTTGTTGCTTCTGTTGTTTCAACTGCAACTCGCCTTGTTTGATCTGCAACTCTTGCATCTGCATCTGAACAATCGGGTCTTGCATTTGCTGCTGGTTTTGTTGTTGTTGCGCTTGCTGTTGTGCTTTTTGGGTCAACTGCTGAGACGCTTGTGCCGTCATCATTGCAATACGATCCGCCAACTCTGGAGACACTTGTTTGTTTTGCTCTTCTGTTGGCAGTGGCATACCCATTGCCATCTCAATCTGCTTGCGGTATTCAAATGCGATGTGCTCGTTAATGTGCGCCATAGCTGCTGCCATGATTGCTTGAGCTTGCGGATTCATCTGCATCAACTGTTGAATCTTCGGATTCTGAATAGCCGCCATGTGCGCTTGGATATGAGCTTCGTGGTTCTGCTCAATAAACGCTTTGACCGGCTTCATGATGAGGATATTTTGGTTTTCCTGCACTGGGTCGGTTGGCACTTGGTCGTCTTCTACGGGCACAAGCTTGTTAGCATTCTTGATACCCAACACCTCAATCATCTGACGATGCAACAGAGGTAAGTTATAGAGTTGTGGTGCAGACTGAGCCAACTGAAGAACTGCTTGGTACTGCACGATTTTCTGTGCCATTGTTGCTGCATTTGGATCGCTAACAGGGATAACTTCCGTGCTGTCGTAATCTGATTTCTTGGCTTTACGGCCTGCATCTTCTGGCTCATAGTCGTACTCCTCGGGCGTATAGTCAGCGATGATGATCTTGAGGAGTTTGAACTCCTGCTTCATGGTGTAGTGCAGTCGAGCTTGCACCGCTGTCATCACTTTGAGTGTGCGCTCCAACAGAGCCAATGTTGTACCCACTGGGGCATTAGTACTCATATCCGACACGTTCATGTCACCGCTGGATGCAAACGCACGGCCTTCTTGAACTATGTTCTGGAACAGAGCAAACAAAACCTGACTTGGTTCTTTGTACGGTAAGGGTAAGATGTTGTCACGGATACTTCCGGAAGGCACATCTACGTCTCTAAATTCTCCGGGCTGGATTGGCGTGTCATCACCCTTGATGCGGAGACCACGAGATTTGAGACCCCCGGGTAAGTTCGAGAGTGTTCCCGCATCCACGAGTTGACGGATGAGCATCGTCGCCGATTTCGCGTAGCCGCCGATAAGGTGGATAAGACCATAGCCATAGAAGCCAAAACCGGGGATGTATTGGTAGTGGACAAAATGCTGGCGCTTGGTGTGGAGTTCGTCGTCTTCATACCAATTTCTCCTTACGGCTAAAACTTTATTTGTGCCCTTCTCAATAGTCACCACGTACGGCAACGCAATCCCAGTCTTCTTACCCTTCTTGTCCTCGTGTTCAAACCCGGCCAAGTCCAAGTCAACGTGCATCTCCAAGATACGGAAACGATCATCATTGATAGCTGACATGCCCTGCTCTTCAGCTTTCTGCTTCTCAATATCATCCAACTCGTGTGATGGCTCACCTAATTCCACATCAATGTAGAACCCAGCTTCTTGTAGTTTTAAGATCTCGTTTTCAGTCTTACGCATCACATGCGTGACCCGCTCGGCGGACTCAAGATTACTCGCGCCATAAGGAACGACGATGTCTTCAGCAGGGATGAACACCGCAACTTGACGACCTTTGGCTGGGTCGTAGTACACCTTCTTAAATGCTGAACCCGCAAGTGGTAGTGACCACAACATCTTCTCGTGCTCTGGGCGGTACTCAACCATCACCTCGGTCAACTGATAGTTCATGTCCTCGCGCACGCGAGCGGCAGCTTCTTCTTTAAGTAAGTCAATCGCGCCAACAATCTGGGTCTTGACTGGCCCCATTGCTGGGAATGTCTCCATCATTGCTTCTGACTGAAACCTAACAACGGACTCTGTCAACATGGGGTGGAACACGCCACACGCGCCCTGCCAAGGTTCTGTTCGATCTTCGTAATTCAAACCTAACAACTTCAAACCATCAACATAAGTTTTGATCCAATCTTTGCGATCCATTATGTCTTTGCCAAAGTCTTCTACCAATTCTGATCCAAGCGCATCTAAGTCGCCCTCGTCCATGTACTCAGCTAAGTTAGCGTCAAAGTCTTCCGCTGTTTCTTTGCGAGGTTTTAAGTCAATCTCGATGTCGCCCATTTCTAAGCTAACTGACTCGGGGTTTTCAATCTCGATCTCCAAATCAGGCTCCATCAAATCTGAAATGCCTTGAGGGGCTTGATACAAACTTTTGTCCATTGAACTCGTTGCCATGTTTATCTCCAAGTTTTTTTAGCCACCCAGTGCTGGATGGATTGGACTGCAAACGCCAAAGTAGCGGGCAGCTTAAATAATTTTTTGCCGTTCGGTGTAAACATAGTTCCATCAGAACTAACACCCATCAATCCAAATTTCATATTCAATCCTTATACTGTGTAGTACCGCTCGGCGCGGTGGCCTTTGAAATACCGAATGTCTTCAGGCTCATCGCTTGGTAAGCGCAAGAACCCCCCTTGACGAAAGCGCATGAGCGCCAGTGTCGTTGCATCCACCAAGTCATCGTGCTCACCTGATGGAAATTCTGCAATCTCATCTACTAATTCTTCAGCCCACCTAGTCTGTGGAACCCATACTTTCCCGGATGCAATTATGTCTGAGACTGCGTTAAGACGGGCAATTTTGTCTTGTCCTTTGCCGGGAGTAAAGTCCTGCACAGGTATGCCCATCGCTCTTAGGTCATAGATCAACGGCGCTCCAGATGCCTTCTTCTCTATAAGCACTCCGTCTGGTTCATACATGTTGTACTCAGCCAGCACATCTCGTTTTAACTCTGGGTACTCAACACGCTTTCTATATGTGTTTAGAAGAATGATATTTTTCGTCATATCTTCTTCGTTGGTAAATATGCCCCAAGTCGTACCTGCGGAATAGTCAGCCCTGTTGTTTTTTTCAAACGCCGTGTCCCATGTTTGAAGTATGTACTCGCACTCGGGCGGATGGTTAGGCTCCCATATTTTCCACCAATCCCGTTTAATAATAGCTGACTCGTTACCTACGGGGTTCTGTTGATACTGTGCTTGCCACTTACTGTTAGGCAATTCATTCCTTAACGCTTCCAACTCTTCCATTGACCAGAACTGAGGCCATAGGGGATTACCCGAAGGCAGGATAGCAGGAAACTCAATAACTTCCCACTCTTCCCCACCCCTTGCAGCGGCAGCTTTTAACACCTGACCAGTCAAATCTCGCTGAGACCACCGAGTCATAACTATAACAATAGCCCCACCCGGCTGGAGACGCTGACGCGGGCCAGATGTGTACCATTCATACACCTTGTCATACACATCAGGGTTGGTAGCCGCCATTGCAGCCTCTTGTTCTGAGTGTGGGTCATCTATTATTAGTACGTCAGCACCTTTACCGGTCACCGCACCGCCCACACCAATCGCAAAGTAGTCACCACCCTTGCTGGTATTCCATCGACCGGCAGCTTTTGAGTCACTTTGTAGGTGTAAATCGGGAAAAATGTCGTGGTAAACCTCAGAATCTACCAAATTTCGCACTTTTCGACCAAAACCCACCGCCAATTCAGCAGTATGGGACGCTTGAATCACTTTTTTGCTTGGAAACTGCCCCAAAAACCATGCTGGAAGCAGGTAAGACGCAAATTCTGACTTAGTGTGGCGGGGTGGCATGTTAATTATGAGTCGTTTGCACTCCCCACGAGCCACTCGCTCGAACGCATTGGCCATTCTTTTGTGATGCGCCCCAGAAATAAAGGTCGGCCAGACCCTTTCCACGAACTTAATAAACTTCTCTTGCGCAAGCTCACGCTCTTTGAGCTTCTCTAATTTGGTTAACTGTGTCTCTAGTACCCGTAAGTCCGATTCTGACAACTTACCGCTGTTGATAAGTGTCTCAATGTCTTTGAGGGAGATGTCACTCATCTTTTTGTACCTCCGATTCCGGGGTTTCGTCTTCCATTTCAGAACCGGCAATAAGTACTTCTTCTGGGGTTTGTTCTTTTGGCGCACCTAGCTGGGCATCCAGATCATCAAGGGGAGTTACATCAGAGATGTCAGTGTTTAATAGACGCTTAACTCTTTCCTTGATTGAGTTCTCAAGAGAAGCAGATGTTGTGTGATGGATAGTGATCTCGCTGCGCTCTGTGAAAAGACCAATATCTGAATGCTTGCCGAGCAGTTCAAGTGCCTTGAGTTCAATCTTTGGGTCGCCGTTGTCAGCTAACTTAATAAGCTTGTTCGTGATGAAGTTTCTGGCTTGCAGTGCATCCGCAAACGCTTGGAAGTCAAACTTCTTTACCAGATGATGAGCAGCCGCTGCCTCATGTGACTTTGATACCGTTTTGGGAGCATTGGGTTTTACTGCACCTGTGAGCAGGTTGGCAGCTTTGTGCAGATCATCGTCATTGAAATCTATGCTAGGCCCAAGCTCGTTTATTAAATCAACTGTGTTTACAGCGACAGCTATGCTATCCGCATGAGTCTTAGGTTGCTCATCGGACAGATCAAAAGGAACAGGGTGTTCCGTAGTAGTCACAAGTTGAATCATAGGCACCAAAATAATTGGGATTGCTGAAATGTAACAGAAAAAATAATGGGGGTGGGGGCTTGGGCAAAATAAAAAGTGACGGGGGGTGTTTTGTGGTGGAGTGCTGCTGGTAGAACGCCAAAATAAATGAAGGGGGAGGGGGGTACGTTTCAAGCCCACCCATAAAATGAAGTACAGAATCAAGGAAAAGTACCACGGTGTTATATAAAGCCCGGGACTCCTAATCGTTCGTGCAACACAGTGTGTAAGGGTGTACCTCCCCTAATTTTATTTTTGGGGTGGGTGGGGTCTCGCTCGGCGTCGGCTAACAAAATGTTATGCCATACCCCATTTAAATTTTGTTTCCCGTAAACTTGAATTGTGGTACATTTTAATGGTATAATCCATTCATACAAAGCAAAGACGCTATGTATCTTGACTAGGCAAGTTCCCCTAGTGTTAGATGTAAAGAGGTTATCAGAATGAATGCAACACAAACACAAAATGTCACAGATATTCAAGTTATCGCGCCAACATCCCGCGTAGACTTGTTAGCCGAAGCGCGCAAGGGCGCGGCAAGTGGTTCGATGATTGGAGAATCAAGTGAACGCCATTATGCTGAAATGGCTAACAAATTGTTAGGGGTTGAAAAGTGGTATGTATTCAACCATGACGATATCACCGATGAGGGTAAGATTGTCAATGTAGAATGGAAATTGCTAAAGGCAGAGTATGACGCGGCATACATGGCAAAGCGCGGTACAAAGTACCCTAATTTCTCGGTAGTTAAAGGGCGCATACGCAAGTATGCGGAAACCGATGCAAAAGAGCGCGGTTTATTTGGTGAGGTTCCCGATGTGGTTGAAAAGAACGAAGATGGCACACCCAAGGGCAAAGCAAAGCATAACAAATCAGTAGATGAGCGCATCATGGAATCTACTGCCCTTTATATGTTCTTGAAACGCCAAGAGGGTTTGAACACCAAGCAAAGCAAGTTCTTAACATATCTTGCTAATGGTTTGACAGAATTCGGTGTCAACCTTGCGATGATTGAATCAAGCAAGAAGTAAACCGAGGGGCGAAAGCCCCTTCTAACCTAACCCTAAGCCCGCCATGTGCGGGCTTTTTTGCGTCTGTTACATTTTCCCCAAGGGCTAACAATTTGTTAGCCCTTTGTCGTTTTCGGCTTTGTTACATTTTTTGGCGTGTACCAGTTCTTCGGGTGGGCGTAGCGACCAAACCTATCGTTACATTTTTTGGCGTGTACCAGTTCTTCGGGCGGGCGTAGCGACCAACTAACATATTGTTATGCTTTGGGCAGCTTTGTTACGCAATGTTACATAGTGCCTCTCGTAAGTCCTTGATTTTAAAGCTTTGTTATATGTTACAAAGTTA